TCTTTATCACTAATAAGTTTTGTTTGGGTAGCAGTTGTAGTCTCTTTTGCTTTTGCTCTGTACCAATCCCTAGCCGCACGAGTTCTCGCCGGCACTTGACCAGAACGAACCCCTTGCAGTAGAATGTCATCAAAGACGTATGCAGTTGCCATACCTATTAATTCCTGTTATAAATATTACTATATCTATTTATACAACTTACGTCAGATGGTCTTCAGTAAGTATTTGCCAATCCCACTTTCTGTCTAAACAGAATTCTTTTGCGGCTTTGAACTTTGCTTGATTTACAGCATATGTTTTTACTTCTCGCACATATTTGGTTGACAAACGACCCGTAGGTGTGTTATTCTTTTTAGATGAATCTGGTTCTTTAAGTTGTTTCTTTGGTTTAACTTCAACCAACATACACTTAGTCACACCTTGTTTGTTTATATACTTTACCCAAAAGTCGGGAAAGTATTTTCTTTGCTTACCCGAGGTTGGGTCAACATACGGGATGATAATTTCTTCGCTTGCCCACTCAAGTACGTTATTATTCTTGTCACAATAGTCCATAAACTTTCTCTCCCATAATGAACGGTATATAACCTTCGTTACATCTCCTCGATACTTTGATGGGTTTGACGGTTTGTATTTACCTTTGTATGCCACTTGTATTATCCTTATAAATAGTAGGGTAAAGTATATACATATTTATCTCACGAGGAAAATAACAAATGGGAATTTCAATATCATTTGGGGGTTTGGGTGGACCTCTTGGTGCGTTGGCAGGGAGCATATTCGGAACTTCGAATAAGGTGTTTCCTGCGGATGGTACTGGTCCTGCAATCACATTCACTGCGCTGTTAAGTCCAGGCGTACAGTACGACCCAAATTCTGCGGCGGCTGGCTCGTTGTTTTCATTCTCTCAGGGTTCTTGTCGTTTGTATCTTCCTCAAGCAATGCAGACTCAATTTACTGCTAACTATGAAGAGACTCAAATTTCAACTCTATTGAAACCTTTCATGCAACAAGGCGCATCTGGCGCTGCCGCAATTCAAGCATTTAATGCAGGCAAATCGCAGGTCATATCAAATGCCGCTGGAATGGCTGGCAATGCGCTTGGTGTCGCTGGTGCTGAGGCGGCGGCTGATATTGCTATGAATCGTGCCCAAAACAATCATATGGAAGTAATGTTTAAGGGTATGGGATTTAGAACTTTTACTTTTGAATTTAAATTCTTTCCTAGAAATGCTGGAGAGGCAAATGATTTGAAGAGTATCATTGATAGTTTTAAATATCATATGCACCCAGAATTCAAAGAAGGTACTGGTGAAGCATATTTTACACCACCATCAAAGTATTCGATAAATGTCTCGGCTGGTAGTATTTATGGTGGATACACTGAAGCAGTGCTTACTGATGTGACTGTTAATTATGCAGGTGCAGGTGTTGCCGCAGTTCATGCTGACCAAAACCCAGCGGAAATCGACTTGTCTCTATCGTTTAAAGAGACAAAATATCTCACAAAAGAGAGTTTGGGGGGAATATAATATATGGCACAAGCACCCAGAAAAAAGAGTCTGCTATTTAGCAAGTACCCGAATATATCATACTCATTCGCATTTGATGATAATCCAGAGGGGGTTATTGTCAAGAACTTACTTGTTCGTGCCGCAATTAAAAATGTTGTAAAGCAGAATGGTAAAATCTTTTATGAGTATGAGATGCAAGAGGGCGACACACCTGAGATGATGGCGCACAAGTATTATGAAGATGTAAATTTACATTGGGTCATATTAATGACTAATGACGTATTTGATGGTCAGTTCGGATTCGGTATGAACTATCAGACATTTACTAATTATGTAAATGCAAAGTATCCAGGAATTACAATGAATACAAATTCATTCTCTGGAGATATTCCAAAGGGCGCTAGAATTACTGGTCTAACTAGTGGTGCTATTGGAACAGTGCATGATTGGAACCCAAGCACAGGTCGAATCATTATACTAAAAACTTCAGGCGATTTTGTTAAAGGCGAACAAGCAACTACAGTTATGGTTCGTGATGAAGGTAGGTTAGAAGGTGGCGTGCAGTTTGGACAATACCTAATAGCGACAACTAAAGCAACACATCATTATGAAAATATTGTAGACGGTAATACGCTAGATTATGAACAGTTTTTAGAGACACAAGTTTCTGACCGCAGAGAAGTTTCAAACATTCTATATGAGACTGAACTTAACGATACAAAACGTAAAGTCAAATTAATCAAACCCCAATACGTTCAATTTATTGTAGAGCAAATGTCTTCGATATTAAATCCTAAAAAGACAACGGTATAATTTATTATGGCAGATTTAAATAATCCAGATGACGTTAGACTAACTAAACTTAACGTAATCCCATTGCAAGGCACTGGCAATCCCGTAGATATCACGGGCATTATGCTTGAGATGCATATTTATGAAGACATGTATAAACCATTTGTGACTGGAACTATTGCTGTCTATGATACTATCGGGTTTCGCTCTAAATTACCAATAAACGGTGAAGAGTATTTAGAAGTTTCTTGGGAGACTCCTGGCGGAGATGTACAAGAACATGAATTTTATATTTACAAAATATCTGGTGCAGGCGCAGTAGGTGATAATGGTCAAAGTTACATTTTGAGTTTTGCATCACATGAGATGATGGCAAATGCTGGCACCACAATGAGTTATGGGTTTGACGGCGAATTGCTTTCTGATATGGCAACAAAGATTTATGAAGAATCTATCAAGGCTGATACAAAAAGCACAATCGAAAAAGTATTTGATTCAGAACCTACACTAACACCAAGAAGAATGTCATTCCCTGCATGGTCACCTGCCAAAATTATCAGAGAAATGACAAAGACTGCACAATCAGCCGCACACCCAACAGGAGCGGACTACAAATTTTGGGAAGACCTTCAAGGATTCCATTTTAGAAGTATACAGTCGCTAATATTTGATATTGAACCGATTAAAGATTCTGAACAAAGAGAACGTCTTCACTGGACTCCAAATAACTCTGGTATTAACTTGTCTGCAATGAATCAAGCGATTGAGCATTTCAACATACTTAATAGTGGAGACACAGTTAAAAAATTAACGAACGGCACACTTGCAAGTAGAATGATTAACTTCAATCCTGTTACAGGTGCTGTTGAAAATATAGAATCTGATGTCGAGAAAGTATTTGCAGAGATTGGGTCGATGGAAGCAGAGTTGCCCTTTACGGCAGAAGCAAAAGCGGCGCTAATGAAGCCAGCGTCATTTCTTAAACTACACATAAATGATGCGTCTGAAGCATTCCCAAGTGGAGCAGAACTATTTTCTCAAACGCAAGATGTGCAAAATGGATTATTTGGTAATGTGCAAATCGAACTGCAACTACCAGGAAATTCGAATAGGAAGATTGGTCAAATTGCAGAATTAAGACTACCTCAGAACGGTGCCCGTGAGACCGAAGGTCTGCAACTGGATAGACAGTTATCAGGTAATGTTATGATTACAGCAATTAATCATGCATTTGTCACTGGGTCTAAATATAAGCAGATAATTAAAGTAGTTAAAGATAGTTCGTTTGAACCAATGGAACCAATTTAAAGTTAGGAGAAAATGATGGAACTTAGTCTAGGCGAGTGGTTGAATTCACAATCACAAGAAACACAAATGCTCAACGAAAAGCAGATTCTTTTTAATGGCGGAAAAAAATACGGACAGATTGTATTCCTTGCTGGTGGCGCTGGTTCAGGTAAAGGCTTTGCTATTAAGAACTTTCTGCAAGGAAACGACTTTAAGATTCGTGACGTTGACGAATGGAAACTTGCGTTTATGAAACTTAATGATACTACAGGTAGATTCCCAGAACTATCTGGTCTGAACTTGCGTAATCCTAAAGACGTATTCAAATTGCATATGGCAGTTAAAGACGCAGGAATTAAAGATAAGACTCTTGACGGACTTTTGTCTGATGTATCACAAGATAGACTGCCAAATATTATTTTTGATATTACTCTAAAAGAACTTGGTGACATTACAGAAGTTCTACCAAGACTACAAGCAGTTGGCTATGACGCAAAAAATATTCACATTGTTTGGGTGTTGACTAACTATCGTGTTGCAGTAACTAACAATGCTGGACGTGACCGTGTAGTACCAGAAGACATTCTTTTGAAGACCCACGAAGGTGCGGCAAAAACAATGTATCAAATTGTTGCGGGTTCTATTCCATCAGGCATTGATGGTAAAGTTGCAGTCATTCTAAATAATAGAGAGAACACAGTATTCTTTGATAGACCTAACTCTACAGGAGACAAAGTAATTAAAGACTTTACATATCTTACTATTAAGCAAGAAGGTAAATCGCCTGTAAAACGCAAAGAAGTACAGCAACAAGTATTTGATTGGATTAAAGATAATATTCCAAAAACTAAAGAGACTAAAGAACTCTTCGGAAACTGATATGAGCAACAAAGAAACGAAACAAAAATTGAAAGATGCTCCGTCAAGCACTATGGAAGAAATGTTTCGTAGAGGTGAAGTCAGTGAATTTGAACATCTAAAAGATAATATAGATTATAAAAAGGTAGAACAGAATGCCGATAGCACAAAATAACCCAGGAGTAGATGGAAACTTTACATGGTTCATGGGTAGAGTTGTAGATAGAGCAGACCCAGAATCTCTAGGTCGTGTTCGTGTTCGTGCGCTTGGATGGCATACAGACGATGTTGCACTTCTGCCAAACAATGCATTACCTTGGGCGATTGCACTTTACGCAAATAATCCGTCACCTCAAATTACCCCACCTAAAATTGGGGACTGGGTTATGGGATTTTTCCAAGATGGTAAGACGGCACAAAAACCTGTCATTCTTGGAGTTATGCCAACACAGGGTGGCGGCGGGTTTGCTGATGACTTGGGTGATGCGGGTCCAGCACCACTAGCAAGCAGACCTTCCCCTGGCGCTACTGTGAGTCCAGGTCCTGCTGGCGTTGGCACTGTTGTTGAGAATAAACCAGCAGTACCGAGCGTTGGTGCAGGAACTCCAGGAGCAACAACAGGAACCCCACCTGCTGGAATTGCAAATGCTTCTGCCGCACCAATGACAGGTCTTCCCGATGGCGCTGGCGGAACTTTCGATGAACCCGCTTCGACATATGCTTCAGTTTATCCATTGAATAAAGCACAGGTTTCAGAGAGCGGTCATTCTATGGAAATGGATGATAGTCCTGGAGCAGAACGTCTGGACCTAAGACATAGAACTGGAAGCGGAGTTGAATTTCAACCCAGTGGTGACACTGTTCAAAAGACAATGAACAATCACTACATGATGATTAACGGCGCTTCTTTTGAGGGGGTTTCTGGAGGAAAGACAGTATCAATTGGTGCTGGACTAAATCTTCAGACAAGCGGTGGTGCAGGTGTCATTCTCAAAGTTGACGGTGGGGGTGGTATTGATATCACTGTCACTGGCGGAGATGTGAAGATGAATGTAACAGGAAACGTAGAGACGACCTGTTCAGGCAACTATAGTATTACAGCCGCAGGCAATGTTGCCATTAAAGGTGCTAAGATTGACTTGAACTAACTTAAACTAAGAAGTAATTAAATCAATAATACAATCAATATTACATTAAACCCTACACCTATAATATAACATACTTGTCAAGGGTTGTCAAGGACTAATTTGGAGTAAATGCAAAAATGCCTGCAATTTGTAGAGTAGGAGACAGTTTATCAACAGGACATGCATGTACTGGTTCCACTACTATTGCGGCACCTGCTACTGACGGGACTGTTTCTGCTAATGGAATCAATGTTATTGTTGTTGGGGCACCTACAGTATCTCACCCACATCCACCAGCCCCACCATGCCCAGACCATGTAGCAAATTTAAACGCTGGTTCTGGCACCGTATTCATTAATGGTATCGCTGTCGGTAGAATAGGGGACAGTGCAGACGCAGGCGCAATGACTGGCGGTAGTGGTACAGTGTTTGCTGGTGGTTGATGCTTTGTCTTATAAATAAAGATAGTAATATAGGAACATATAAATGTCAAGACTTACGGCACCAAACGCCACATTTTCAGACTTTGATTTGAATTTCATTGCTCATCCAGTGACGGGCGATGTTGGTCGTGTGCGAGATATTGAAGCCGTAAAGAGGTCGATGATTAATCTACTTTTGACTAGTCACTACGAAAGACCGTTTCACCCAGAGATTGGTGGAAATATCAGAGCATTGTTGTTTGAACCATTTACTGAATATACTGAAGATTTGATTAAAATTGGTATTGTTGAGGTTATCCAAAACTTTGAGAAGAGAGTTAAAATCGACAATGTGATTGTTCAGGGGGTTCCAGATGAGAACGGGTTCAAAGTTAGAATTGACTTCTATATTGAAAATTTACCTACATTGGTTTCCCTAGACACATTCTTAGAGAGAGTTAGATAAAAATGGCAGAAAATATAAAAGTTAATGAACTCGACTTTGATAGTATCAAGGGCAATCTTAAAGAGTTTTTAAAGAACCAAAGTCAACTTAAAGACTTTGATTTTGATGGTTCTTCTATTAATATTCTTATGGACTTGCTTGCATATAATACGCACTACAATGCGTTTTATGCAAACATGGTTGCAAATGAAATGTTTCTTGACACTGCAACATTGCGTGATAGTATTGTGTCCAGAGCAAAGATGCTTGGCTACACGCCACGCTCTATGGCGGCGTCAAAGATTTTAGTTAATATTGAACTTCCAGTACCGACTACAACATCACCTCTACCCACAAGTATTATCGTACCCAAATACACAAAATACAAAACCGTTATTGATGGTAAAACATACTACTTCAATACAGTGCAAGACCACAGTGCAGTTCAAGTTCGCACTGAGGGTGACAATTACATTTATAGCACATTGAATATTTACTTGTATGAAGGTAATAAAGTAGAACAGAAATATGTTTTTGATAGGAATAATTCTTCACAGAGAATGGTTCTTACAAATAATAATATCGACACATCAACTTTAAATGTTAAGGTTCAGCGTTCTGCAACGAACCTAGCAACAACAACTTTTTTGAAGACTACCTCAATCACTGATTTGACTTCAGAGAGTCCTGCATATTTTCTACAGGAGATTGAGAAAGAGTTTTACGAAGTATACTTCGGTGATGGTAGCATGGGTCGTGCGCTTGAACATAATAATATCGTTCTAATCGACTATCTCACAACTAATGGCATAGATGCAAATGGCGCATCTACATTCGCATACACTACTCCGATTGAAGGCTATGAACAACAAATCCAACTTGTCGAAGGTAATACAAAATCTTCTGGAGGTGCTGAAAGAGAGACTACAGAGAGTATTAGATATCTTGCGCCTTTAAACTTTAATGCACAGAACCGAGTTGTTACATCTACAGACTACAAGACTGCAATTCTACAGAATTATGCAGACGTACAAGCAGTAACTTCTTGGGGTGGGGAAGAGAACGACCCACCAATTTACGGTAAAGTGTTTATTGCAATGAAACCAAAAACAGGTTTCGTTATTAATGATATTGCAAAAGAACAAATTAAAGATAGTATTTTGAAGTCTCGTGGTGTCGTTTCTATCACACCAGAAATTATTGACCCATCATATATCTTTATTCGCCCACTGATTAACGTATACTTCAGTCGTGAAGTTGGTTCATATTCTGCATCTGATATTGAACAGTTTGTAAAAGATGCAGTTCTTAATTTTTCGCAAGTCGAATTGGAGCAGTTCAACACATATTTTAGATACTCAAAATTCTTGAGAACAATTGATTCTGCAAACCCTGCGATTCAAAACTCTTCCATTTCAATGTCGTTGATGAAGAAGTTGGTGGTTACACCTAACGCATCTAAAGCATACAGTACAAAGTTTTCTAACGCAATTCTCTATCCACACGAAGGTCACTTTGGTTCTATCTACACAAACAACTTCACCTACTTTGGTGATGCTGGCTGTTATTTGTCTGATGATGGTTATGGTGTAATTAACGTATACAAACTTGTTATTGGTGAGAGACGTTTAATTGACACAAACAAAGGTTCTGTTAATTACGAAACTGGGCAGGTTGATATTATAAACTTTAGACCCGAATCAGTTGATGATACTGAACTTGTTGTTAGTATTATTCCTCGTGAACAAGACATTTTCTCTATTCGAAATCAAATCTTAGAAATTCTTGAAG